GATGTGCTATCTCCGATATATTGTCCACCAGCATTAAGAGTTAAATGTCCTGCACCAGTTAATTGCATTCTTTCTACATAACTACCATTGCTCTCTAATCTATATCCCCAAGAATGTTGTCCATCTGAAGCATTTGATGATGAGTGGAAATAAGATAATTCTCTACTTGTTCCTGACATATCTATGCCTAATCCATTTCTTATAGATGCACCATTACAATATACATAAAATTTTTCTCCACCAGCAGAACCTAAGTCTAATGTTGCTAATGGGGAATTTGTGCTAATTCCAACTAATCCTGCAGTAGTAATTGCTAATCTTGTTGCCCAACTATCGCTACCATCTCTTATACTAAAACTTTCATCAGTCATTACACCAAGACTATAAATTCTATCACCATTGTTAAAACTTAATGCTGGAACTGAACCACTTGTTTGGTCAGGAGTTTCAATTCTTACTTCTGCATGGCTTCCACTTGCACTCTTTACATGAAGATTATAACTTGGTGAATTTGTGCCTATTCCCACATATCCACCTTGATTAATTCTCATTCTTTCTAAATAAGTAGTTCCAAAAGTATTACCACTTGATGAGCTATGAGTATAAAATGCTAAACCACTTCCCCAACCACTTATTCTAACTCCATATACACCTGCTGTTTGCACATCTGCATTTTTAAATTCTATTCCACCACCTCTACCATTAGTGTAGTCACTTGGATTAGTTTGAACTTGTATTCCTTGTGCAAAACCTAATGCAGCATTTCCAAATTGCACTTCTAACATACTATCAGGAGAATTTGTGCCTATTCCTACTCTCCCTGCAGATATATGATTAGCAGTTCCATCAGTATAAAAAGCAATCTTTTCTGCTCCACCATCATACATATGGAATCTACCACCATCAGTAGATTTTTCTCCCATCTTGAATATAGCATTACTACCACCAGTTTGAGTTATAGTAATACCACTATCAGAAGAACTTGTGCTATTAGATTTTACATTTAATGGACTACTTGGAGAACCAGTTCCTATACCAACTCTATTAGTTGATGCATCTACACGCAACATACTCGTATTGCCTTGACTTTCTACTCTAAAATCTGAATCATTACCACCCTCATTAATTGTTGCACCATAATTAACAGTTAATGGCGAACTCATTGTTACATTGCCAGTCATTGATATTCCTGAAGATGAAAGTATCATTTGATTAGTCGTTGAAGCAGTAGATATTGCTATTTGTTCTATATGGTCAGTATCTCCAAATCTTAATATATCTCCTGTATCTAATGTCATAAGATTTGCTAAATTACCTGCTGCATCTCTTGCTTGTAATGGAGTATTATTAGTGCTTAATCTAATTCCATAATTACTATAAAAATATCCATCTACATGAAACATTCCAACAGTTGCACTCAATTCAGATGAATACCAAGCATATTGATTGTTCAGATTAATACCATTAATCCAAGATTGTGCATCATTCTTATATCTTATCTGAGCACCTGCATCAGCAGTTGTTTCAATTCTTACTTGTGTAGTGCCACTTGTTCCATATACATGAAGATGGTCTTGTGGGGAAGTAGTCATTATTCCGACTCGTGATGAAGCAGAATTTAAAGTCATTAAGTTTGTTGTGCTACCACCATCGTTTACTGTAAATCTTATATCTTGGTTTGATAGAGTATTTCTTATAAATAACATACCAGTTCCATTATCTATATAACTATTAGTGCCATCGTGTGTCATAGCTAAATCGTTACCTGCACCAACTGATATATATTGACTATCTACTGGAAGTCTAATATGTTTATAAAATTTATTGATTGAATTAGCACCATCTACAACATAATAATTAGCAACACCACCACTTCCATCATCACTTCTAAATACTAAATTCTTATCATCGGCTTCTGTGGTAAAGTATATATGTCCAGTAGAATTATTTATATAAGAGTTTGTTCCATCGTGCCATAGTTGGAAATCATCTCCAGCACCTAAAGATAATTTTTGACTATCATTAGGTAGCATAACTTTACCAATGCCACTTGCATCAATTCGTAATGCGTTTATTGAAGAACCACCATCATTAACTTTAATATAAAAATCTTGGTCAGAAATATTATTTTTTATAATATTATTCGTTCCATCGTGATACATTTGCAAGTCATCTCCTGCACCTGCAATGAATTTGCTACTATCAGGAACTCTTAAATGTGTTCCATCAAAAGTAAGGTTGGATTCGCCATTAAGCGTGGTAGAGCCACTGGCAGTTACGAGTCTATTATCTGAAAAGTTTGCAACTGAAGTTACAGCACCTGAAGCAGAACCACCTATTGCTACTATATCGTTTGAATCTCTAATGTAGAGAATGTCTGCACTTGTATCAAATGCAAGTTCTCTATCTACGATATCGCTTGTAGTAGGTGTTCCACTACCAGCTTTAATTTTGATAGTGTTAGCCATTCTTTATTCCCTGTTAATATGTTCCACCGTCAATGGTGCAACCGTCTAATGATGTTCCTGTAATAGCCCCAAATGCTACATTTCCTGCACTGCCACTAAAAACTTCACTTGAATTTGATGCGTCAGAAATGAAAGTAAATTTACTTGCACTATCATCCCATCCAAAGAAACCAACTTTTGCTGCACTTCCAGTGTGATACCTAAACTCAATACCTCTATCTTTGTTATCATCACTTCCTGGAGCAGTATCTCCACCTAATGTGAAAATAGGGTCGTCTACTGTTACTACGGTTGAATTTACTGTGCTTGTTGTTCCATTGACTGTAAGGTTTCCACCTACTGTGAAAGTTCCTGTAGTGCTACAATTTCCTGGTAGTGCTACATTGTCTTCAATTTTTGCTGCTGTTACTTGGTTATCTCCAATGTGTGCAGTGTCTATAGAACCATCAGCATAATGCTCACTGTCTATAGCGTCATCTGCAATCTTTGCTCCTGTAATAGCGTCTGCTGCAATTTCTGCACCAACTACACCACCAGTTTTAATGGTAACAACTCCACTTGATACTGCAAAGTTATCACTATGAAACTGAGCAATACCTTTAGCACTTGTAGTTCCAAAAATATTACTATCTGTAACATCAACTGCTATTGTAGATGAATTGTCATTAGAACCTGAAGCAACTGTTCCACTTATACCATTACCATAAGTTATATCTTGCAATGTTGGCAAGTGGAATACTTCTACGCTTGAATTATTATGTCTTCCAACATATAATTTTTTATCAGCTTGGTTTAATGCTAATTCTCCATTCGCTAAAGTTCCTGGAGCAGCAGTAGTCGTATTACTACTATGTCTTTTAATTTGAACTGTATTTGCCATATTTTATCCTATTATGTATATGTTCCACCCTCAAGGGTTTTGTTAATTAATGATTGACTTGAACCTATATCCACTATATCGTCATTGTTTGTTCCACCTACGGTTTTATCATCCAACTGGTTTAATTCTGCAGTGGTTGTAGTAAGCCCATCGGTTATATTTAGTTCCGATGCACTTGCACTAACAGTATTTAATTTTGTTAAATCTGCCTGTGTGACTCCACTTGAATCAACCTTTGTAATACTATTATCAATAGTAGCCCCCGTGTGTGACGAAGTATAATTTGCCATAAATCTCTCCCTTTAGTTTGAGGGGATATTTCTATCCCCTCAAGTTAACTATCCTTACGGATTGTTAAAATTAACAATTCCACAAGCAGCATTACTTGCAGCGTGTGATAACGCAGCACCAAATAGAACATCAGCAACTACTGAAGTTGCAAGATGGTCTAAACTATATTCTGATTGAACACGAGGTGCAATTTGCTGTGCGAAATAAACTGATTCTCTCTTAAATATAGAAGCAGATTCATCGCCAGTTCCACCATCGTCATCCCAGTCGGTAGATGCGTAAATAGGCATACCATACGCCATCATTACTTGTCCACTAACATTTGGATTAACGCTATCTCCTCTCTTTTGAGCTTCTGTGAAGTCGCCTAAAGAAAGCATACTCATATAAGCAGCAGGAGAGCCATACCAAAAAGTATCTCCATCGGTATAGTCGTGGTTTGCATCAAGAAGTTTTTGTAATCCACTTCTTAATAATGCAGTTGTGAAAGTATTGTCAGCACTTAAGGTAACATCATTACCTGTTGCAGACTGGATTACATCTACTGCTAAGTAGTTTTCAACTTTCTTAGCAAGTCCGTATCCCATTGAACGAGCATACGCATTGAATAAATCGGCAGATTCTTGAACCTTGACAATATCTTCAATTCGTTTTGCTTCGTAGTGATGTTGATTTACGGTTAAATCAACTTTCCCGTCAGTATTTGCAGAATAAGTCACTGCAGTATCTGCTGATTTAGCAGCAGCAGCTTCTTCTGTTACCTTAGGAATGTGTAATATGTCGCCACCACCTGATAACATAGATGAGAAGTCAGACACTTGGTTTTTTAACTGAAATTTTCTTTCAGCATAATCAAGAATCGCATCTCTCCACATCTCAGGAATAAAATTAGCAGCTGTTGTTACGGTTACATTAGCCATTTTTGACTCCTTAAAGGTTTATATTTTGTTTAAAATCTATTTATAAGAGTCTAATATGTCGTTCCAGTTTTTCCTTTTTTCGTCTTTGTCCATTGTTTTAAAAGGGTTCTCAGGCAAGACTTTTCTTCCTGTTCCTGATTCTGCCTTTTTCAAATTTGACTTTTCTGTTGTAAAGTCATCAACCAAGTTTCTAAGAGTTAAAACATCAACGTTTTCATATCGTTCTCTCTTATCTTCGGGCAACTTCTCTAACAAACGATTTTTTTCGTCTGCTACATAACTGTTAAGGGTTTTTTCTGTTTCTCCAAGTTTTGAAGATAAAGACTTTCCCTTTTCTCGTTCCTCAGTAAGCAAAGTTTCAAACTTGCCTTGTTCCTCAAGTGTCTTTGCTCTTGCCTGTTCATCGCTTGCTTTACTTTTAGATATTGCATCACGCAAATCATTGCGTTCTTTAATAACTTCGTTAAGCCTATGTAACGGAACTGTTGGTTCTTTTTTATCGTCTTTATTGACTTGAGAGTCTACTACGCCACTCTCTATTGCTTCGCTTTTTACATCTTCTGACATTTTTACTCCTTTTGTGGATGTTTTTTTATAGTTAAATGTAAAATTAATTATGTAATTTTACAAACTATATGAGTAAAGTTCCAAAAGAATATATTTTTAAGAAGAACTGGTTTAAATTTATGGGATATGAACCTCACGATGGGCAGTGCAAGATGCACTATCCTGATAATCCTGATGCTTCATTTTTCGTAAATATTTGTGGTAGAAGATATGGAAAGACTACTGCTGCATATCGTGAAGCTCAATTTTATGCTGCTCAACCAAATAAAAAAATATGGTTAGTTGGATTGTCATATAAGAAATCAAGATTAATGTTCAGGGAAGTTTTTAAAGATATGGTTAAAGGGCATAGAAACGATATAGTAGCTGCTTCTGAGAAAGAACAGTATATTCGTTTTGCTTGGGGAAGCACAGTTGAAGGAATGTCAGCAGATAATCCTTCTTCATTGCTTGGGGAAGGATTAGATTTGTTGATTATTGATGAAGCAAGTCGTATGTCAAGAAAGATTTGGGATATGTATTTATCTCCAACACTTTCAGATAAAAAGGGAAAAGCAATTTTTATTACAACTCCTAATGGATATAATTGGATTTATGATTTATATTTGTTAGGTAAAAAAGACCCTAAGTGGTATTCAACGCAATCTCCAAGCTGGGAAAATCATCACGCATTTCCCGAAGGAGAGAATGATGAGTTCCTTTTAGAAAGAAAACGAAATTTATCCAAAGAGATATATGACCAAGAATATGGAGCTCAATTTGCTTCGTTCTCAGGAAGGGTTTATCCTTTTGATAGGAAATTAGATGTTAAGAAGGTTAAATATCAACCACATCTACCAACTTATTGCACGATTGATTTTGGATATAGAATGCCTTGTGCTTTGTTTATACAAACTTATAGGAATAATGGATTGTGGTATATTAATATTATAGACGAAATAATACACGAAAAAAATATGTCCACAGATGTCTTTGCAAAAAGGATTTTGGCAAAGGGTTATCCTATATTACATTACTACGGCGACCCTGCTGGATATAATGTTCAAGGACAAACTGGAATGGGAGATATAGAAATCTTTAAAAATTCAGGAATTAATGTTAGATTTAGAACTGATAAAGCAAGTAGAAATATTGCTTCTTCTGTAAATTATGTTCGTGGATTCTTTGAATCTGCGTCAGGAGAAAGGAAAATTACTGTTTCTGATACCTGCAAAGGAATCATTGAAGATTTTGAAAATTATAGGTATCCTGAGGAAGTAGAAGGGAAATCTTTATCAAACGACCCAATAAAAGACGGATATTATGAACACGGATGCGATGCGTTTAGATATTTTATTACAAATCGTTTTCCAATGATAGATAACCAATTAATTAGGATAGCAAGATGATTTTAACACCAAATGAGATTATAAAACAATCTTTAAAAGAATACAAATTAGGCACATCAAAAGGAAAGAGAAATGAAGTAATTAAATATCTTGATTACTATTCAGGCACAGAAACTGAAAAATATATCAACAAATATTTTAATTCTGATGCTTTTCAGGAAATTCCACAATATCAAGCCAATATAACCAAAAAATTTATAAACAAGATGTCAAGACTATATACTGTAGGGGCAAAACGAAGCCCTAAGGGTATTTATCAAAAAATGACAAAAGATAAGAACTTTAAAATGAAACATATTGAAAAAATGACAAAATTGCTTGGAACAATAGCAGTTGGAGTGTTTTTTGAAGAAAAAGACGAAAAAAAGGTCTTTAATTATGTTCCAGTCTATTATTTTATGCCTTTTTTTGACGATGATATGTTTTCGCCTTATGCAATTACATATCCTAACTTTATGCCAGTAAACGACCCTTACAGTGTGCAGAAAATGACTTATTCTTACTATGATAGCGAAAAATATATCAAATATGACCAAGATGGCGTTATTTTAGAAGAAACAACTAACCCTTCAGGCGTTTTTCCTTTTGTTTTCTTCCATAGAGAAGAACAAATTGATTCTTTCTTTGTTGAAGGGGCAAATGATATTATTTCTGCTAACGAACATATCAATATCACTATGACTGAAATGCAATTAGGATTACGATACCAAATGTTTGGACAACCTGTTGCTTCAGGGGTAATGGCAGACCAAAACTTAGCAAGAGCAGGTTCTAATGAGATATTAATGCTTGGAGATAATGGAAAATTTGAAATTGTATCTCCTTCAGGTAATATTGATGCTGTTATTGAGAATATTAAGCTACAATTAGAACTTGTAGCACTAAATAACCACCTATATATCACTTTTTCTGATACAGGTGGAGAAGTTCCTTCAGGAATTGCTTTAAAAATCAAAGATGTAGAAAGAATGGAAGATTATCAAGACGATAAAGAGATGTTTAGGCTTTTTGAGTCAAAATTATATGAAAAAGAACATCAAATTGCACAGTTCAATACTATTTCGTTCCCTTCTATAGAACAATTTAAAATTGACTTCTATGATGTTGAATATCCTATGACAATTCAAGACTCTATCTTGCAAGATGAGTTTGGATTGAAACATAATCTTATAACTGAACCTGATATACTAATGAGAAACAATAAAGACCTCTCATTTGATGGTGCAGTCAAAAAAATCAAAGAAAACAAGGAAATTAACAAGGAATTGAGAAATTTGCCCCCAATGATGCTTCAAAACGGAGAAGAAAACGAAGAAAGCGATAAAAACGAAGAAAATCCGTTAGAAAACAATGAAAAAGAAGAAAAAGTATAATGGAAATGTTTTTAACAGTGGATTTTGATTTTAAACCCTTAAGAAAAAAACTTCCTTCATTAATGTCTAAAAGAATCAATAAAGATGTTAAATTTGTCAAAAAAAAGATAGACGAAGGTATTGATAAAGGTGTTAGTCCTATTACTGGAGAACCTTTTAAACCAATATCTGAAGTAACAAAATATGTAAGAAAGGCAAGAAGAAAAAATACAAAATCTGATGACAAACCACTTTTTGGAACTGGACAAATGACTAAACTAAAAGTCAAAAAATCGTCAAAGACAAAACTATCTGCGTCTTTAACAATGGGTAGAGAATATGGTGCTTATCACTTAACGCCTTATATTATTACTAATAATTTTTCCTTAAAAAGAAAAGGGCAAAAAAGAGTTGTTGGAAGAAGGGCGTCAGGTGGAAGAAGAATAAAAACAACTGGAAAAACAAAAGAATTTATAAAAGCAAAAGGGAAGAAAGTTCCTGCAAGAGTTTGGTTTGGAATACCACAAGACTATATAGAAGAAACAAGTTTTAATTGGTTTTTAGATGAAATGAAAATAAGTTTAAAGCAAGGAAAACCGATTATAAGACAGAAAATAGGAAACCTAAGGCTATCGTAATGAAGAAAGACATAGAACAGATACTAAAAGAAATAGCTACCTCTTTAAAGCAAATCAAAAAAATTGTTATTGACAACAATCAAATATCGGGATTCATAGCATCGCAACAAACACCTCGTTCTCCACATCTCAATAAAGAAGATATAAAATCTATTATGATTACAAGTGAGCAATTAGACTATATGGCAAAAGAAAAAATTTCTATGAATGTTTGGGGAGATGCTTAGCCTCAAGTGATTCAAGGTTCTCAAGCCATTTCTTCCTTGAAGTCTTTGTATGCCTTCCTCTACCTAAGGGCTTTAGACCTACTTTTTTTGCTCTTTTTATTAAGTTTTTTGAGTCTTTCTTTTGTTGGTTTAATTTTTCTTGCTTCTGTGTTTGTGGCTCTTGTAATTCTTGCGTTTCCATTTGTGGTTCTATTACTATTGCTTCCTTTATCTGATTCTTCTGAGAAAGAAACCTCTCATAAGGACTCTCTACTTTAACTTCAACATTTCTAATTAACTTTCCTGAGTGTTCTAAAATCAATCTACCTGCCTGAACATTTCCATTAATAGCTTCTTTATACATTGCTTGTAATACGGAAGGAAGTTTTGCACCAAAGGATTGCATATATGCTTCATAGACGCTTTCTACAAACTCTTTATCGTGCATCCAATTTGAAATGGTATTTCTATGAACATCTATTTCAGTAGCAATGTCGCCAAGCGTCATTTCAGGGTTATTAATATATACAACAACAAATTCTGCCTGTTTCTTATTTAGGTTCATCGTCTTTTCCCCTGTCCTCTATATTTCTTTTTGTAGTATTTTTTTGAAACCTTTGTGCCACGCTTGGTATTCTTACTATTTCCTTGTCGTGTTTTCTTTGGTCCGTTTGTTTTGCGTGTTTGTCTTTTAAACAGTCTTCTCATTCGTCTAACTCTTTATATAGTTTCCTATCAGTCATTCGCTTTACTCCTCTACCAACATCATCAGAAATAATCATTGGTTTTGAAATCAATCGTTTTACCTTTTTCTTTTTTTCGCAAAAGCACTTGGTTAGTTTTTTATCGTTAAACCCTTGATGGCAGTCAAAGTGTTCTCCACAAGAACACAGGTATTCGTATGTAGGCATTTACGCACGACCCTTAACCTTTTCAAAACTACGCATTCCTGCCATTCCGAGCATACCAAATAATACAGTCGTCATTGTATTCATATCAAATGTCGGTAAATCAACAGTGTTACCGTTCGCAGCGAAAATGAAAATTAAGAATGGTTGTATTAGATAATGATACCCAAATGCAAAGGACAATACCCATCCTAAGAATGGTCGCCAACGCACTAATAAGCCCGTTTGCCCTGCCTCTATTTTATTGACTTCTAATTGGGCTTTATTGATTTCCTGTAATAGTTCTGCTTTCTCTTGTTTGTCTAAGGTAAAGTCATCTACTCTACCTGCGACCTTATCTATCAGGTTTCCTACGATTTTTAATTTTGACATTATTTCTCCTATTTTTTGTTTTAAATAATGACGAATTTCGCCACAATCTATTCATCTGTTTCTGCAAAACACTTAATGTCTTGCGTTTATCTTTTTCTGCCATTTATATCGCAAATTTACCTATGCGAATTAAATTGTGCAACCTTCTGAATTTTAAATTCCCTTTTGAGGGGTATATACTACCTCTCCTTAGATGCCTGTTTTATACGCCTTATGCCTTTCCAAATCGCTAATCCTAAGCAATTTGAAACTTTGTTTTGTATTTCAAAACACACTTTGTTTTATAGAGATAGAAAGCAACAAAATATAACTGATGATATTGAGTTATCCACAATTTGAAAAGTGAATTAATTGCCAAGAAAGAGAGGGTAAATCAGGTGTTTAAAATCACAATTTATCACAATTAAAATAATGCCTTTCCTGACATAGAATCTTTACTACTCTTTATATAGGTATATTGATAGGCAACATAAGTTGCAATAGTAGATGTTGTATATTCAAGCGATGATTAATTAAACACAAGGATACAAAATGAAAGAAACAATGAGAGTAATCAACAAACAAAGCAAGACTGAAAAATATTTATTAAACCTAATCTTTTTAGGAATGATTTTCAGTTGTGCTTCTATTATTGGAATGGCTTTAAATATGGATATGTCAAATACTTTGCCATTTCCATTTACCTACAATGAGGAATTGATGTTTAGATATGCAATGCGATTTTGTGCGTCTGCTTATCCTACATTCTTTTTAATATTGGTTGTAAGTAGACTGCGTATTAAAAGAATAAGAAAACAAAGAATGAATGAGGTGGCATAATGAAAAAGAAATCTTTGGAATATGCTAAAAAAAGTTGGATGGATAATAGTTTAAAAAATACAATGTTAATCAACATAATTAAAAAGAGTTGTGAAACAACTATTAAAGTAAACCAACAAATAATGGATAGAGAGTTTAAAGACTACGACGGCAGATATTTTGATGAGGAAAGAGAGGAATATACCATTCTTGAAACTGAAATCCAACAAAGTGAAACGATATTAAATATCATAAAAGAAAATGAGGTGTTAAGATGAGTAAAAAAGTAGTGGTAAAAAGAAAGAAAAAGTTAATAGATAATCCATCACATAACTACACTGAATCAGTAGTAGAAATGGCAGTAAAACCACTAATGAGTGTAGTGGGCAGTGAAGTTGGATTTGATAACTTAATGAACGATGGTAAAAGGGCAGTTGTTTTGTATGGGCAGTTTAAAAGTGCAAAACTAAAAGATGGTAAAAATGCCTTTCTATTTCCAAATAAATATGAGTTCAATGCAGTAAATTTAAAAGATGAAACTGATTCACTATTTAAAATCAAATTTGATGAATTATTCAGATGGATGATTAGTGATGATTTTGATTTTGGTATGCAAAGATTCAAAAGGAACAAAGCATACTTAAACACTGCAATAGACAATGAATATTCAAGTGAGGGTTTTTCATACGATTCAGACAATACATTAAGAGGATTTAACCTTACTAATACAAAAGTAATGGAACTTTCCAAGTCTGAATATGTTGAAAAGTGGTTTCAGTTGGCTAATGTTGAAAAGAATGCTTTTATCTATTGTTTTAAATCTGATTTTCCAATGATTTATGATTATAGAAATCTTAGTGTGCCTTTTCATATAACCAAGTTGAGAAAAGTTCATTTTTGTAAGCATTGTAATTGGTATTATAGAAGTGGGTGCAGATGTGTTAAAAATCATACATTAAAAGGATATGAAAGAACCAATGTTAATGAGATTTTTGATATATCAAACAAGGGCAAAGTGCATACATTGAATCAAAGAATCGCCAAAAAAGGTGTAGCGACTTTTGGTATTGAATATGAAGTAAATATGCCTAATGAAAATAAAAGTAGAAATGAACATTCATTAAGCGTCTTTAACTTTATGAAAAACAATAAAATGTATGATTTTTGCCACTTGTTTCAAGATGTAAAAGATGATAGCAGTATTGGTAGAGGTGCAGAATTTGTTTCATTGCCTTTTACATCTACTTACTATCAGGCAAGGAAAAAGGATTTTGCAAAGTTGTCTAATGCCTTTTTCAATCTTGGAATGCGTGGTGGCACTAATTGTGGGTTGCACATTCATATTGGTAGAAGTTCTTTCAAGAATGTCTACCACATATATAGATGGTTGAAACTGATGGTTTCAAGCAGTGAGCAACTAAGGTTGCTAAGTGGTAGAGGTAGAACGCTTAATTATTGTCGCTTTCAAATACCTACTGAATTTAAAAGCAGTAGAATGGAAAGAGTCGCAGACAATCTTGGCTATGCTTCAACCTACACTTCATATACTACTGATAAGCAGTTGTTAAGACTTGCTAAGGAAGTATTACTTGGATATCAGGGTGGTGGTAGAGATTGGATTAATTTCCAAAATGAACGCACTATTGAACTGCGTTTTCCTACTTCAACTACGGATTCAAAGTTGCGTGGCAAAAAACAAGATAATTATGATGATTGGAATGAAAAGAAGTATTACAAATTGAATCGTCATATTGAAATGGCAATTGCTATGGTGGAATATTCAAAGGTGTGTGGCATTAATGAAACTGATTTTCAATCGTTTTTAAATTGGTTGAAAAACGATTGCCACACTTACAACAATCTATTCTATGGAATCTTAGACAAAGATGAAATCTTAGAAATTACTTTTAAGAACTCTAAGAAAGTGAAATTGTTTATGCGTGGAATAGGGCAGATTAACGATGTGGATATTACCAACATTAACGCAATTAGGGATATGAGCCAAAGAGCAATGATTTTTGCAGACTCTATTGAATCTTTAAGTAAAGAATCAAGTGAGGATATTTCAAAAGAAATTGCAGATTTCAAAAAGCCAAAAACAAAGAAAAAAGCAGTGAAAAAAAAGTTGAGCAGCGTGGATCTTGTGGGCTTGACGACAAAAACCAAAAAAAACGACAAAAAAAACGCAGAATGTGTGTTAAGTCAAAACCAAGAAAGTGAGGTGGAATAATGTGTGTAGCAGTATTAAAACCAAAAGGAAAAAGAATATCTAAAAAAATGCTTACTAATATGGTTGATTCAAATCAAGATGGCAATGGGATTGCCTATGCTTTGAAAGGCAAGTTGTATGTGCATAAAGAAATGCGTAAAACTGCATTTATCAAATTAGTGATGAAGTTGCAAAGGGTGTTGCCTGATGTCAATATGATGATTCATTGTAGGATTGCCACAAGTGGCACTAATCCTGACAAGATGATTGATAATTGCCATCCTTTTGCAGTAAGCAAAGATGTTGTGTTTTGTCATAATGGGATTTTATCCAATGTAAGACAAGATAACGACATCTCAGACACAAGGTATTTCAATATGGATATACTTCAAGAACTTCCATTTAAGTTTGGCAACAAAGCACAATTAAAACTGATTGAGGATTTCATTGGAAGTAGCAAGATGATATTTCTTAAATCTGATGGAAGTTATTCAATAGTGAATGAGAGGTTAGGCAGTTGGAATAAAGGAAGTTGGTTTTCTAATCTACATCACTGCACAATGAGTCAAGGCATTGTATATCACAATGTCAGTTCTTATGGGCAGTTGTATCAATGGGATTCACAACAAGATGAAAAAGATGAAAAGAAAGGTGGTTTGTAAGTTGTAGCAGTGGTGGGCAGAAATTTTGCCTTTCATAAAAAAGAGAGTGCCATTAATTTGGCACTCTTTTTTTTTTGCCTATACTTTGTATGCCTAATCAAAAGAAAGTGCGTTTAAGGGCTATTTTAGGGCTTTTAAATGGCATAAATCGTTCATATTCTATCACAATATATCATAAATCGCTTAAAATGGTGCTTAATCAGGGTTTTTTTTGTATGTGCAAAATGTAGTGAGTAGCAGTAAGAGTGGCGTATTTTTGCCTTTCAGTAGTTTTAAAGTGTATAACCAAAACAAAATAAAGAAAACATCTAAAAAGATGAAAGGTAAAACGCACTTTTGATTTTTTAAAGTGTGTTTTGAGTTTCAAAACATAGTTTAGTTATCCACATTGAAAAATCTATATTTGTTTTTTTAGACTACTCAGTCGGTTTTTTTAGACTACTCAGTCGGTTTTTTTGTCGTCAATAAACTTTGGTTTCAATTTCAAAGACACACTTTGATTTAAGATTTTGTCGTCAATGGAAAGGCAAAATCCAATTTTGAGGCAGTTTTTTTCCAAAAAAATGCTACAATTTTTTCTCAAAAATTTGAAAAAAATTTTCACTTTCTAAAAAATTATAATTACAACCTTTAAACTTTTTCAAATATTTATAATATGAAATCCTATGACTATAAAATGAAAAAAAATATACTTTTATGAAAAAAAGTGTTGCTTTATCCCCCCCCCTATGCTAATTTGTTGCGTGGAAATTTTTAAAAAGAGGTTCAAAATGAAATCAAAAACTATCAAATGTAGTATCTGTAAAGGAAAAATAGACGAACAAGTTATCGGATATGATGTATCAGGTGCTAAGCCTAAATCAGTTGTATGGTATGATGGGCATAATGCTCAACCTATTAACAATGGTAGGTGTTGCACACATTGTAATTGGGATGTGGTTATGCCTGCAAGGGTAGTATTAATCAAAAAAGGTGGGGTAGTATAATGGATTATTATACAATAGAAATGATTAATAAAATGATACGCCATTTAAAAATTAATCGCATAGCAGAAATACAATACTATGATTGTGGTGTAGGTGGGGAAAAGTGGATTAATGACAATAAAGATTTTAATGAGTTCTATGATTATATAAGTGGCTCACACATAAATTTATTTCAGATTATATCTGCGTATAAATCATCCACTTCACTACACAAAGATTTATTAAAAAACAAAGAGGTAGAATAATGTCAATGATAATAGATGGAAGTAGAAAAAGAAGTAAGAAAAGTAAGACTTATAGAGTGTTAAGACACTTGCAAACGAAAGGCTCTATTAATACTTGGGATAGTATAATGCTTTATAGGGCGACTCGTCTGAGTGCAATTATATACAACCTTAGAGAACAAGGACATACGATTAAAAGCAAGGAAGTGTATAATAGCAAAGGCAGTCCTTTTGTTGAATATTATTATTATGGGAAAGGCTAAAAGAGTGGGATTTGATGAAATATTTGTTTTGGTTAGTATGGCTACTATCACAATAGCCTTTGTAAAAGACTATCTGTTATGATTATATCGCGTATATCTACAAAGTCTTTTATAAGGGAAGTTATAAGGTGTGGGTTGTTTGGCACGATAATAAAAAGGACTCCTATAACCTTTTCGTGCATTTTGTTGCTCACATCTTATAACATAAGATTAAATTAATCAAGAGGTAAAACAATGATAACTATTAATAACTTAGATATAGAGAAATTAAAAGAAATATTGCTTGGAACGAATGGCAAGGTTTTTAGAGTTTCTTTTATTAAGAAAAATGGGGAACTAAGAAATATGACTTGCAGACTCGGGGTTAAAAGCAGGGCGAAGGGAAGTGGGAAGCCTTCTTATGCCTTGCAAAAAGACAATCCCTATCAATTAGTATTTGATTTTCAAAAAGATGGGTATAGAGTGGTTAATTTAGATACTATTCAAGAAATTAAATTTCAAGACACATTATATAAGAAAGGAAATCAATAATGCCTTATCCAAATTTAGAAGCAGTTATTCAAACATTAGAGAGATACAACGATTGTTATGATGAAAATGAATCTTTTACACCTAATGAAAATATGTTAAATGGATATGGGGAAGTCGTTTTAGAAAGAGGAACTAATTATAATGTTATTCAGTATGGCTCGGATGATATTGCAATAGTTAGAAATGAAAGGCAATCCAGCGAAAGAAAAACAAACAAACAAACTCCTGTTGAGTTTAAAGAGGTAAAGGTTTATGGAAAAGATAAAATTAGATAAACTACAATCCGAGATTAAGGAAAGAGTATCAGAATTATATTCTATGGGTTATAAATTCCACCTTGAATATTTAGATGGTGGTAAAAGTGGTTTTATATTTGGGGTAAGGGCAATAGAGGAAAGGCAGTCGTCAGATTCACCTGTAAACAATCCCCCCCTACGATTACAATTAAAAGAGGAACAAGAGAGTGAACATCTAATCAATCCTAATATTCCTTTCAATGTTGATGATTCTTTGAGAGAGGAACAAGAATATGTTAGTAGTTGTTGCACATCAAATGCGTATGGCAATATACACGAGCTTGATGGAGAACATTATGGTTTATGTGGAAAATGCAAAGAACATACAGACTTTGTAGATATTAATGAGGACTATAACCTTGAACAAGAGGAACTGAAACACAAAGTTCCTGATAATTTAAAAGATGTAATTAAGGGAAAGTGGAGAGAAAAAAATGATAGTTAAGATACACAAAGAAAGCATTAAAGATTGTGATAATAAAATGATAGATGTTGCAAAAAAGTATGATGATATTTTCACAAGAAAAGAATTGTTATGTGTTTATGCACTTGGAATATCAAGAGGGCTAAGCACTTCAAGGTTAATATATTCTGATAGCGATTATAAATCGTCTGAAAAATTTGATAATGAAATGGATGATTTATGTGAATCGTTAGGAATACCTACTGATATAATAAAATCAACAAGAGAGAGGTTTTAAAATGAGTAGAAAAACAATAGAAATGAAAGTAGATGTAGAGGTAAAGGTTGTAGAGGAGTTTTGTTCTGTTCCATTGGAGTATGATGTTGATAGTTATGCACAAGAACTTTGTGATAAATGGGAAAAGAAAGAGCCAAACAAAGAATTTACCTACTATGTAGAGTGGGATAAAGTAGACGATATGAATGGAGATACTATTTGTTATATTTACGAGAACGATAGAGTGCATTTCCATATTAACTAAAATGATATATAAATTAATAGCAAAAGGTAGTTATGTATTAGAAAAAGTAATTAATACGAATGATTATGAAACTAAATGTGTTGATACAATAATTGAGGGAGAGGATAACTATTTAAGAAAAGAATATGGAAAAAAATATGATGAAACTTGTAATACTATAATAGTTGAGGAGAATGAAAATGAGTAAAATGTCAGAACTACACGCAACAAAAGAAGTAATTGATAATATAGATAAACATTATGATAAAATAGAAATAAACATATACTATTCTGATGACGAGGAAACAGGTATGAGGAATTACGACTTTGAGAATATGCAGAAAGACTTTGATGAAAAGATGAAAGAGTTAGAAGTTGACGCAGAAATGCGACAAGAGGGTTGGAACGACAAGCAACGAGATTATGCTATGGATAATATGACAAATGAAAATTTATCTTTGAATGATGAGGAATGTGGGTAAGTAGAGTGGGGTTGATGAAAGGCAGAAGCAAACTTGAACAACGCAAGTATTCATTTTGCCTTTCATTTTTTTCTTAAAGTTTGCATAATACGAATTTTTTATATAATTTCGTATCAAAAGCAACACTATGGAAAACAAGAACGACACCGAAAACTTGGTTTTAAGATTAAAGGACAAAGAGGAGTGCGATTATATTTTGGTTAGTTTAAAAAAATTGCCTGAATGGACAAACAATGTTAATTCTATTAAGTTGCAAAATCTAATAAGCACAATCGCAGTTATAAAAGAGGGGTTATCAAAAAGATTTTAATGGTGCATAACGCTTTCATATTTACCTCTTACCCACACCTTAGTTAGTTAATCAATATGGTTATGCACCAAAATTTATAAAATATGAGAAAAGGAGAGAGCAATGAAGTTTAAGGATACTAATGAGTTAATGGATAAAAAGGTTGGAATACAAATCCAACAATCTGTCTATACCAATCTTGGTAAAGAGGCAAAAAAACAATATCGCAGTATATCTGCACTTGTTAGAAAGGTGTTAAGTGAATACCTTGTTGAAAAGGGGTATTAATAGTTAATCCACAGGTGTTGTGGGAAAGAGGGTAAAATGACTAAATCTGAATTGTGTGAAAAATATGGCTTAAATCCAAAACTTACTAATGTAGATAAAGAGGGGCATTTTTGGTTGCACAAACAAAGTGGCAAAGAGTGTATCGCTTTTGAGGGCGTTGAAATAATGATAGACAAAGAAAACATTATTTTTCAAAAGCCTGATAAAAACTATTCAAGCAATCCAAATGAAGTTGCATTGCTTGTATCAGGACACATACAAGACGATAGCATTCCACATAAGGTTGTTTGGAGTTTTGGCGAGGCAAGAAAAGAAAATTGCGTTGGTAATTATTTTTGGGCAATGGCAGAAAAGAGAGGCAAAGCGAGAGTGTGCTTAAAACTGCTTGGTATTTATGGTGGTGTTAGTGGGTTTTATTCAGATGTTGAAATGGATATAACAAACGACTATGAATTATAAAACCGAAAGGCAGTAAAGTCGGTTCGGGCTAATTAATAATTTTGGAAAGATGTTATGAGGGGATTAATAGAAACTCAAAGGTTTCAGATTTTCAATAAGAAACTTCGTAGAGTATGCTATATATCAGGTGTTAAGTTTTATAAAATATCAGACTCAATATATCAAAGACATAAGTCTTTTGTTCCAACAGAAAAATATATGAAAGAACTAAACGAGAAGTTTTAAATATAGCACACCTCAATAAAAGATGTGCTATGAAAGGAGTGAACAATGAAGTTCAAGATACTTGAAGTTAATGATTACGACTATGACATTAAAGACAAAAATATGATTACCTATGATAAATGGTTAAAACTAAGGAGAATTGTAAGAGATAATCCTAAAAGAATGACTTTTAATCCATTGGAAGTTGAACTGCAAAAGTGTTATGAAGTTTGGATGGCAGAAAGAAATCGTAAGTGTTTTTTGTTTTGGTATATTGTTTTTTCCATTCTTGCAATTACACTTGTTATTTATTGTGGGGGAAAATATGAAGTTTGAAAAAGCAAAAGCATTAGATGTTGATTGGGGAAATAGAAAAGAATTTTTTGAAAAATCCGAAAAAGAGAGATATAAATATTTTAGTAATTGTATGTTTCATTACTTCGGACTACTACAAGAAATGAAAAGAGATAAGAACTACGACTTTGTAATTGAAAAGTTGTTTGAGATTTTTGCAAATGTTTCTTTCTTTCTTGTGTTCTTATTAACAACAGAACAAGAACAGAAAGATGAAATTGAGTTGGTGTGGATTAATCGTTTCCAAAAAGAAAATCAAAACCTTGAAAAAGACGATGGTGTATATATGGACTTTGAAGTGCAAGGCAAGGCGTAAGTCGTGTATTCAAATGGGTGGATAAAACTTCATAGGGAAATCCAATCCCATTGGGTATTTCAAAGAGATGACTACTTCAAGGCTTGGATTCTATTGTTATTAAAAGCAAATCATCAAGACTATAAAACACTTGTTTCTGATAAAATACCTGAGGTTGTTCTTATAAAAAGAGGAGAGGTAGTGTCCTCTTTAAAGAAACTTGGATTAGAGTTGAAGTGGAGTCCATCAAAGGTTAAAAGGTTTTTACAAAAATTAAAAAAAGATGAAATGATTGTTGTTGCAGACGAAAAAAGATGGACACACCTAACTATCTTAAACTACGAAACTTACCAATATTCACGACACGACAACGAATCGGACACGAATCGGACACGACACGACAACGAACACAATATAATAAAGAATAAGAATGATAATAAGAAAAAGAAGTTATCAAAAAACGAGCAGTTGCAAGGCATTAAAGGGAACATCTTGGGTCTGCAAAAAAAATTCCCTCTCACAAATGTTAAATTAGAGTTTGAAAGAATGTCTGATTGGCTACTATCAAGTGGAAAACAATACAAAAACTATGGTGCTTTCTTTAATAATTGGCTACGAAAAGCAAACGAGGAAAGGCAGTTGAAGGGAAAGGATGAGGAAATCATAACCTATTATTATAAATGTGAGGTGTGTAAAAAATTAAAAGATAAATCAACTTATAGAGATTTGTATTTAATTTGTTGCAATACAGAAGTTAAACCAATAAAGGAGTAATACCCCCCCCTATGATAAATTCACAACAAAAAGGAAAGAGAGCAGAAAGAGAAGTCGCTAAAATTATAAACAAATACTTGGGAACAAATGTTAGGAGAACCCCCTCGTCAGGTGGACTTAGTATAAAGGGCGACATTATAGATATTAACCCTGATAGTGTTGCGTTTGATTTTCACTTTGAGATAAAAAATACAAAGAAATTATCTATTCCGAAATGGTGGAAACAAATTTATTCAGATTGTGGTAGAAAAATTCCTATTAATATATTTAAAATGAATGCTAAATTCTATGCAACTATGGAACTTACTGATTGGTTAAACATATTAGCAGAAATGCAGGAACTAAAAGATGGAGTATGACAATAGAGTTTTAGTTTGTCCAAGTTGTAATTCAAGCAAAGTAAGACGCAATGGATTTCATCGTGGACTCGCAGGAAAGAAACAAAGATACCTATGCACAGATTGTAATACAAAAACATCCTACCCTATTTTTTTAGATAGAGAAGTTATAGAGGAGAATGTTAGGCTTGAAACAAGAAGTCAGAAACTTCAAGACTTAAACAGAATAAAAAACAAATCTTTTAGAGAACACGCAAGAATCAACAATGCTCTTTCTGAATACAATAAAGAACTAATAAAGATATTAAAAGAGTTTCCTATAAAAAGATATAAACCTATTGATACAAGAGGCTCAAAAGGTGTCGGACTAATACAATTATCTGATTTACACTTCAACGAACTTGTTTCAATGGAATCAAACAAATATGATTTTGATGTTGCGTCAAAGCGACTACGAACATTTATCAGAAAGGCAAAGAAATACTTTAAGGCGTTTGGTGTAAAAAAGGTTTTTGTTGGGATTACAGGCGACTTGTTAAATTCGGATAGGCGATTAGACGAGTTATTGTCTGAGGCAACAAATAGGGCAAGTGCAACATTTATAGCAGTTGAAATACTAAAACAAGTTTTAGACGACATAAGACAAGACTTCCAAACAAGCGTTGGTTGTGTAAGTGGGAATGAAAGCAGAATACAAAAAGAAATAGGTTGGGCAGATGTTGTTGCGTCTGATAATTATGACAACACAATATACAACATATTAAGATGTGTTTATAAAGAGAAGTCTGATGTAGAGTTTTATGAAATGGAAAATTCATTAGAGTTGGTTGTAGAAATTGCAAGGCAAAAGGTTCTTCTAATTCACGGGCATCAATTTAAGGGTAAGATAGAAAACTTTATCCAACTAACGAAAGGCAGATATTCTTCCGTTGGGGTAAACTTAGATTATATTATATTAGGACATATTCATTCTGCAAGAATAGGCGATACCTATGGTAGAAGTTCCTCGCTTGTTGGTGCTAATTCCTATTCTGAAAAAGCACTAAACTTAGAGGGGAGAGCAAGCCAAAACATTTATTTATTCTTTAACAATGGAACAAGGGATTCTGTTAAGATTGATTTACAAAATTATGATGAAAAAGGGTATGACATTACAAAAGACTTAGAAGCATATAACTCTAAGTCGCATAACAAGGATATGAAAGGCAAAGAAATACTTAGAATCGTTACAATATAATGTTTGCCTATTGTTCTATGGTTGGAAAGAAGTGTCCTTTTGCTACAAAGGAAAAGGGATATACTCATTGTGGAATACAAAAAGGAAATTATGAGCAAACGAAAGTTATGTATATGAGAAAATGTCCAAGAAAAGAGGGAAAAAAATAAAAACGACTATTATAAATTAGAGGGGGGTAATTTTATATTTTAAAATTTAAACAAAGGATTTAATACCCAAAGTTTTTATTTAAACAAATATAAAAAGGTTGGCTACTTTATCCCCCCCCTACAATAAAAAAGGAACAGATATGTCAGAAAAGAAAAAGAAAGAGTTTACGATTGATGAAGGTAGAGGGTTTTTGTTTAAAAATTCTTATAAAAAGAAACCTACTCAACCTGATTATACTGGGAATGCAAACATTGGTGGCGAAACTTATAAAGTGAGTCTTTGGAAAAAGACAACAAAGAAGGGCGACCCAATGTTATCTTTATCTATCCAAGAAAAGGCTACAACTATGGATGAGGATAATTTACCGTTTTAATAAAGAAAGTGGATTTTAGGGCTATTCTCGTGCCTTATTCTATATCTCTTGGGTTATAGTAAAGCCAACAGAATAGATATTATAAGATGTTTGAGAAAACTTTAAACTTTCATCGTCAAATCTTACAGTATAAGAAGTTGAACCTGAATCGGGCGAAAAAGTAAAGGTTTCTTTCCTTCCTTTCACTGCGTTAAACAACGCTTCTAATTTTGTTCTGTCTGCTGCAATAAGGTTGGTATAGTTCATTTCCCACTGTAATTGTTTACTATATCGTTCATTGGTATAAATTTTTCCACCGTAAGCCTTGCTAACCGTAATCCCCTCATATCCTGTGTTATAAGATACATCCATATCAGGATTTCTTGATGGGGTATAATTGGCATAGTTGCCACCGTATGTGAATCTAACTCCTGTAAATGCCATAATTCTCCTTAATAAATTTCGTATGCACTCACGCTTAATTTACCAATAGTTCGTGAGGTTTGTGTAATTATAAAATAGGTTTTATACCAATTTTTTCCAAATGGACTTTTCTTTGTTGTAACAATTCTTATAATATCGCCTACTTCTAAACTATAAAAAGACGGATTTACTATGTCCATACTTATTTTTAGTTTTGGTTCTCCTATTAGATTGTTATAATAAGTATAATAATTGCTGCTCAATGTTCCAAGCGTGTCAAAAGGATGTTTAACCTCTTTAATGTCTTCCGTAAATACATTATAGTTTGTTCTTGTTGTTGCGTTTGTATAGTCTGCTGTTTCTAAATATTCTCCACTTTTTGCAGGGTTTTTATGATAGTTCATTCTCCACTTTGTAACCATATCGCTAAAAGATGTATGCGATACCTGAAGGTTTGCAAAATCTTCTTCGTCTATGTTTCCGTGTGGAAAAATTACTTTAAAAACCTTTACTCCTGCTGCATAACTTCCACCTACAAGGGTTGTTATAGGTTGAAGGTTTCTTTCAACAAAAACTGCCTGTGTTGTGGTGTAAGGTCCAAGTGCATCTGTTACCTTCATATATTCAAAAGCATCATCACTTGCAACGGTGTGTGCTATACATAAAATATCTCCAACGCTAACACCAACGCCCGAATTTTCAAGGGTTATGGTAAAGCTGGTGTCTGTAGAAGAAGTAATTGGGCTTGATGCATTAATCGTTCCCCACTCAGAAAGATATGGAGATGTTGTAGAAACCGTTTCACTTCTTGCTAAATCGTGTGGACTAAGATATTGATAGTTTCCATCTGCCTTAATTCTTCCTATAAAGAAACCATAGTGTTGTAGTTCGCTTAATACATCTTCTAATTTTTTAACACTGTTTAGCCAGTAGTTCATTTTGCCTTGTGCAGTATTTAGTTCAAAATATGTTTTTAAAACAGTATAGTCTGCTGGTGCACTTGAAGTAAAAAGCGATGAATCTGCAAAGGTTTCACACAAATATCTATGTGCTTGTAGTGGGCGTGTAATGGTTTCGCTATCTAACTGTAGTCCGTTATCAGAAGAATATAATTCCTTAATTTCGTTTTTTAGTTCTGTGTCTGACTGAACCGTAGAGTTGTCCAAGACAAGTTTTGTTGTTGCCTCTACTATACAACCCGTTGTTGCAACTGTTGCACTTCCACTTAGGGCGTTGTTATTTCCACCACCTACTTCAGGTGGGTCAGGACCATCAAACTTTACCTCAAAAGTAATATCTATCTTTTGTGGCATATTGCCCGTGTTGTCGCTATCGCTTGATGTTTGTAGTTCTTGTGTAAGATATGTATTGCTTAAAGAAGCAGAAAGTCCATTTACTGTTGCAGTATGTATAGTAAATGTTTCATCTACTGCAGCATCTTCTTTCCAATAAACACCTGCCATTACTTTGACAGTATTAATATTTCCAGTTGTTGTTCCGTTTTGGGCAAGGGTAAGACTGTAGGCAAACGGAATTTTTAACACAATAGACGAAGGGGTGTGTCTTAGTGTTCCAAAGTTTTCTAATGTAAACACTTTAGAATATGTTTCTTCCTCAGCAGACGCTTCAGACGCAGAAACTGATATTGTTGCTGAGTGGTTATTGCTTACCGTAAAGTGTGAACTTGTTAAAAACAATAATTGTTTTATATCTCTCTCTAAGTCTATATCAGTTGTTCGTGCATAAACTGTTCCCTCTTGTGCTTTAATTGGGGAATTGCTACCCGATGTTACCACTCCCTCAAGAGAGTTTAGTTGAGCCATTCTTTCAGATGTTTGAATTGAGCTTGAAATAGTATCATAAGCAAACCGTTCTAATTGTTCTTCGTAATAATGTAATAATGTATTGTTTGTGTCCGTTACAGCAGCACCGTTGTCTGCGTGTAAAGCATATACTTTTCCATTGGCAACCTTTTCAACCTGAACAGGATAGGTTTCTGTAAAAAAGCTGTGTGCATATAAAGGCTTCCCACTTGCACTTGCTGTGTTTGTGTATTCTCCAAACACAATAGGAGAATAAAGTCCATTTTCTGATATTGCTTGTGGAATGGTAATGTCTTTAAAAGGGTTGTGTCCACTTATTTGTAGTGTAACTTTGTTCTCAGAAGTTTGAACTGCTCTTAACCTTCCTTTAAACAATAACAACATATTCCCTTCCGTGCTATCATTTGCTAACTGTGAATATACACGAACTTCCCTATTGATATAATAGTTAGTTCCAAAAAGTATTTCTTCTTCAAGTGGAGTGCTGCTTCCCAATGTAACATTTCCACAAGTAGTAAAAGAAAAGTTTGCAACCGAAACAGAAATGTTAGACAAAGATGCTTTTCCAGCAACCAGGTCAATGCTTTCTCTAATTGTAGGAACATTGGTTATTGCCCCCTTATAAGCAATAGAATTAACGGTAGTATCAGATACGGATAAGGCTAAAAAGTTTCCATCTTCATTATAAACTCTTACAAGGTAATTTTCTTGTATGTGTTGTCCTAAATTAGAATTGTATGTGCTTGGAAACGATAACATTATGCAAGGTTAAGTTTCCCTGCCTCTTTAATCTTTGGAATAATAACATCTAATATGGTATCATCAACCAGTGGGGCAGATATGTTAATGTTTATTGTTTGTGATGGGCTACCAACGCTTGTTCTTTGTTTTCCACTAAGGGGTTGGACAGTTACTCTTTCTGCACCACTTTCTCCAACAAGCATTGGTGTTGCACCTGAAGTAATAAAGCTACCACCTACTGCAAACTTTGGTGCAGGTTGTTGTCTTATTAGATTAACTTGAGCAGTTCCTAACGCAGCAACCATAGCAGCATAAATAGGATTAACGTCTAATGCTGCAGTATAAGCTTTAGCAGTATTCATTATGGCGTTTGCAATATTAGAGAGTTTATTAATCTTAAAGTTTTTTAATCTTTCACTTCTGAATTTTTGAGAAATTTTGTTTTCCATTACTTCTCGTTTTTCCTGCGTTGCGTTTTCATAGTCTGACGTTGCCTTTAATGCTTCCATTTCTCTTTGCATTTTTTCCTGTGTAAGCTGTTCTCTCGCACTGGCAAAGTTTTGGAACGAACCCATCACAGAATCAAGAGCCTGTTGCCACATAGGGAGTGCTTCGTCTGCACCCTCTTTCATACCTTCCATCCACTTATCAAATTCTTCTTTGGTCATTCTTGTTTGTATACCAAGCTGTTTCATAAGTTCTGCATATAAAGTTCCATCTCCTGTAACAAAAATCTGTTCTAATGTAAAACCTTTTGTGATTGCAGTAATAAGGTCAAATTCTGCACCAATACCACGCATTGCCTTAGCAAACTCTTGTAAGTCATCAATCCTATCTAATTCTTTTTGTATAGCATCATTAGACATTCCCTTGTTTGTTAGGGCATAATATTTTGCAACTTCAATAGTAAGTTGTTCGTGAGCATCAAGCGTTTTTTCTGTCAAGGTTTTATTGTAGTCTTCTTGAGCTTTCTTTGCTGACTTAATTGCCTTAACATTTTCTTTTAACTTTCTTATATAGCTGTCATATTTAAGTTCCATTGTAACAAGGGCTCTTATTGCAGAATACATAGCAGGTGTTTTTTCTTCTTCTGATAATTTTACCCATTCTTGTTCTATCATTAGGGATTTTTTTCTTCGTTCAAGTTCTCTTTGTTCTATTCTTGACAAACCAGCAAGTTCAGCAGATTCTAACTTTATAGCATTGATTTTTAATTCTGAACTAATCTTCATTGCGAGTGTTTGGTCATCATACTTGTCAACAAGGTCTTGGATTGCTTGTGCTTGTTTATCAATTTCTTCTGTGAGTGATTTAGTAGCACCAACTCCATCTCTTGTTGTTTGCCAAAGCTTTGCTTCTCTTATGTTTGCAGTTACCATAATTGTTGATAACAAAGCTACAACACCAGCAAGAGGATTTAGAGCAGCTTTTAATGTTATTGTAGCAGTAGTCCAAATCCTTGTCCAATTAACTGCTATTTTATATGCAACTACAACTCCACCAACAACAATAATCAAATCTCTCAATGTTTTCATAACAACTTGAACAACTAACTCATTGTTGTTTAACCACCTAAACATATCTGTAAGAGCTTCTATTATTGGAAGAAGGTTTTTTATTAATTCTTCTCCCATTAGTTCTGCAACATCTCCTGCTTCCATACCGAGAGCATTAAAACCACCTTCTGCTGTTTCTCTCATCACTTCCATCAGCTTATCATATTGTGTTTCTGCTGCTTCTAAGATAACATTCTGAGCAGTCATTATGTCGTTTTGTTCTCCTGCTTGTTTCATCATCTCTACTTGTGCTTCACTAAAAGTAAATCCTGATTTTGCTAATGCAGTATACATCTTTACAGGGTCTTGAAGTGCTTTCCCTAATTGAATTGTAACGCTTCTCATTTGTTCGTAGGTAGGAATGCCTTGTGCCTGTGCAATAGACATATTTTGAATAGCTACCATAGTTCTTTCAAACACTGGTTCTCCAACATTGGTAAAGGTTAATAGTAGGGCAGCAACCTTATTGTTTACCTCATCTGAAACAACACCTACTCCTTGTAGTCGTTTTGTTAATTCTAAAACCGTTTCAGACGACACTCCTGCTGCACCACCAGTAGAACGAATTGCAGCTTCTACCCTTCTTTCAGAACTTTCCTGTTCAAAAGCAGCTTTTGTTAGTCTTCCTATGGTTTGTGAATATAAGCCTATTGCAAAAACAGTCAATAGTAATTTAGAACGGAAAACTGAGAAACTACTCGCACCTTCAAGAATTGCACTGTTCATATTTCTTTGGTTTCTCATCGCCATCACACCAGTAGAGATTTGTTTCTTTTGTTCTACAGTAGTTAGCTTTAGAGCCTTTCCAAGTTTTGAATGAGCTTGTGTAAGCCCTGTTGCTGCTCTTGATAGGTTCTCAATAGCAACCTTTAATTCATTCTCCCCAACTGCCTTAAAATGAATCTTTATATTATTTGATGTTGGTTTTGGCATCTCTTTCCTGTTGTCTACTTATAATATTTTTAATAAAAAAACTTTTATCTATCCACTTTCTTGGATGATTCCCATAGTGCCCTTCATAAGCAGGAACACTAAATTCGCTACAATACGAATACTTATTTATATCTTTCTGTGCATCATTAGAATATAGAAATCTTTTACAAGCAAAAAAAGGCAGTTGTCCAAAAACAGCTTCTGCTACATTGAACTTCTTGCCTTTTTCTTTATTGACTTGCAATACTTCTGAAATTATGTCATCAACAACCTCTTGAACATCGCCATCTTTGGTAAATTCCTTCATAGGATATTTACCATTCTTTTTTATAGGGCTTTGTGCTTCGTAAGGGTATTTGTTGTATCTACACCCTTCACAACCACCTATACACTCAGGGCTTCTATAAGAAAGCAATACATTATACTCAAGGGTATAGGCTTCTACTCCCCCAGCGTTTGATGTTCCCTAATTTTTAAAGCAAGTTCGTTTTTTTCTTCTTCAGTTAAACCTTTTATAAATTTATCTGTTGAACCTTTAACGCCTTTTCTAATCCAAGCAGTTCGTGCTGCAGACATATTCTTTACTGTTGATAAACCATCTCCGTCAGTATGAATGGTTGTAACATCATTACATAAATCAATTTCGTCTACAGACATTTCTAATAATACGACTTCTTTTCCTGAAGCCAACTTAAACTTCTTATTTGCCATTATTTCTCCTTACTATTAAGATGCAGGTCGGCATCTAATTAAATAACCACTACCAGCATCAATCATTTTAATTGTAGCACTCAACTTTAAATAATCTCCTTCGTCAAAAGAAACTTCTTGTATAATTCCTGCTGGAATATCAAATCCCAAATCAGTTGCACTTGCAAAAGTTCCGTTATTTGCCAATGTTAAAGCACCTGATGAAACATCAGTTAGCAATCTGCTATCATTAAACCAAGTATCTACATTGGTATCATATTTAACTGTAACTGCTGATGTGATGTTTAGATTAGGAACTCCTCTAAGATATTTCTCAGGTGTTCCTTCAAAGCCACCGTCTGATTTGTTTCCTAAAAATGCAACAGGGTTTTCAATATTCAATTCCCAGCTATCAACAATCACATCTTGGTTATACACTTTTTTGTCTTGTGTGAAATTTGCAAGATATTTAAAGTTTGTTGAAAAGTCAGAAAACCCTGAAAGCTTTGCTGCTCCAACTGAACTTAAACTGTTTCTTGATTGAGCAGTGAACTCAAAATTAATTCTTCCACCGTTTTCTTGTGAGTTAGCACTAAGTTTTAAGTTCGTGATAATTGCACCACTGAATCTATATGAAGAATTGAAGTCTGCCAATCCATTGATAGCAATAGACACTGTGTTGTGTGAGCCACCAGCTACTCCGTGAGCAAAGGCTTCGTGTTCATATCCCGACACAAGTGTTATGAAGTTTGCCACATCGTTTCCTGCTGTAGAAGAAGCAACTTCTACTCCAAGAGCATTTTCTAAAAGTATTTGAGCTAAATCATTAGTCCAAACACCTGACACTGATATTTCGTGGACTGCACCTTCTTCGTGTCTTAAAAGGTCTTCTGAGTTTACTACACGCCCAGTCGTTCCACTTCTTTGTTCCATAACTCTCAAGTCATTCCAAGTAGGCATACTTATTCCTTCTACTTCTATTGCTTTAAAAGTGTTTGCTGCAGGGAAATCTCCAGCAGCAGTTTCCTGAGCAATTAATACCTGAAACTCTTTAGGATTATGGGCTTTGTTTTGTAACGCCATATTACTTTATCTCCTTCTTAGGTTTCTTTTCTTTTCCTTTAACTAATTCCACTTTACCTATTAAGCTTCTTGGAACTACATCTAATTCTACTTCTTTGCCTTTCATAAGCTTATCATACACATCTTTATTTATTGCAGATAGTTTGTTGATTGGCAAATCTTCTTTTAATTTATATTTCATAGTCTATCCTAATTTAAAATTACAAAATTTTCATTGTTGCTTGTTATCAAATAGTTTCCATTGCTATCTAAAAAGTATCCAAACACTTGATAAGATAATGGTATTTTAACGCTATAATTTATCCTTGAAACAAGCAAATTATCAACAAATACTTCTTCGTTTTCTTTTATATTAAATTCTATGTCTTCTACTCGCCCATCAAAATAGTTGTTTCCATCCCTTCTGTTCTCAAATAAAACCTGTTCTATTCTGTTGGTTATGTCTGTAAGCAGGTTTTGAGCATTTACATTTCTGTTCCTTGTATTGACATAAACATTTACAGAAAGTTCAACCTCATTTAACAGGCTTTTCATTTTTGAACCAACATCTCTAATAGAGTTGATAAAAATTCTTATATGAGAACTACGGTGTTTTTTATATTCTTCCCCTATATAAACAGGTAAAGCACCACCATATTCTGTTCTTAAATCAGTTCTAATTTTACTCAAAACTCTATCGTATGTGTAGTTTGTTGGACTATAAGCCATATTATCCTTTTAACAATGAAAGAGAAATAAAGAGGGTAGCTGTTTGCAACCCATTTACATTTTCTTCTTTTCCTTCTAATTGATTCAAATTAATTGAATTTATTTTAAAATCTAAAAAATCTCTTGTTCCATCATAAGCAAGAAGCACTTGTTCAAGCCTGTGAAGGTTATAAAAAAAATCTTTATAAGACAAGTCGGTCATTGCACCAACAATACAATACATCTTTATTTCTACATTATAACTATTAAGGAACTTGTTGTCATTTATTTCATTAAAGCTTTGACCAACAATCCCAACTCTTATAGACTGATTTCCTTTTCGCTTATATTCTTCTGAAACATAAACATTAAACGAAGGGGAAAACTCATCCCGAATATTATCTGCAAGAACACCTACAACATCTTCATTCCAAACCTTTGTATATGCAGTAGCCATTTCTACTTAAAGATATTGTATCTTACTCTCCTGCTTCCGTGTCTTGTCATAGATACGGTTCGTATTCCTGCATTGTCGGTATGTTCGTGCCTTCCCATTACTTCAACTTCCCATTCATCGTTTTGGGTCGCAGTAGAATTATCTGCAGAACCTTGAAAACGAATTTGTAAGCCACCAGCAAGGGATTGGTAATCTCCATTAACAGTTTGGTTTTCTATAACTAATTTATTTTTTAATCCATCGCTATCTTTTGCATACACAGAATACTTTGCAGTGCCAATCGCACCTGCAGTCGTGATTATAACTTTTACCCTGTCATAAGTTCCTGAATACTCTCCCCTTGTATCAACAAGGTTTAAAGCACCACTTACAGAAACCTTAGAAACATTGCCTTGCGACATATCCCCCGATGTTTGATAATCAAGCTTTACCCTACCTTCGTTTAAGTCTTCTATGTTTAAGTCTGCTTCTTCTGACATAGCAATAGCGATTTCGCTATCAGGTTCGTGTGCCTTTACCATAAAAGACGCAGCAAGTAAAGCTACAGTTCTTTTTACAAAATAATCATAAGAGCCATCAGGCTTAATAAACATTTCTTTTGGAAGGGTAGAATCTACCTTAGAGTTAAAATACGCAGTTGCGTTTCCAATCATTCTTGTTTTGAATGTGCTACTATCTTCTCCTGCTTCCATTAATAGGTTTTTAGGGTTTGACGCACTGTTATAATAATAAACAGTGTCTGTTGTAGAATTATAATACCACTCTCCGTTGGTATCTACTGCTGAAGCAGAACTTTGTGCAGCACCTAAGTTTGCACCATCTGCAAACAGTTGAGTTACTAACCCTGAATTTTCTGCTTTATATCTGCTTCCTGAATCTTGCACCCATCCATATATGATGCTCTTGCTGTCAAATTCATCAATATTTGGATAAATGTCGTATAAATCTCTTTCTGTTATATAATTAGCCATCTAATGTTTCCAATGTTCGTAGCCACCAACCATAGTAGAACTTCTTTTGTTCAGGTTTGTGTGCTACTAATTTACTATAAAAATCAACCCTAAATGCTGTAAATCTTTTAGGGCTTACGCCTTTTGCAGCTTTTAAAGTCTTTGGTCCAATAACTCCATCAACTTCTAATGGAACTACTGATTGAGAGTTAATTGCTTCTTGAAGAATCTTAGTCGCCCTACGCTGACCAGTATTAACGACACAATCAAAGAAAGGGTATCTTAGGCTGTAGGGCAACTTATGTATTTTTGCTGGTATCCAGTAATCTTCATAATATATCTCTTTTGCTTGCTCTAAAGAGAGATACTCAATATTGATATGGGGATATTGTCTTTTACTAATCCCATATTTTGTTTCTCCACCTAAGTCAAGGGCGTCATTATTATATCCACCCTCGTTGTGAAGAACTTTATCTATTATTTTATCTGCTTCTTTATCCATATTATTAAGAAATACAAAAGATAACAATAACATCAAAACAATAAAAAATTGTTTCATTTATAACGACAGTTATTTTATTGCTTTTCTACATCCTCAAGAGCTTTCATATATCCACCTTTTTCAATAATCATTGATTTTAGTTCTGATAAACGACTTTGTTGTTCCTGAATTGTTTTTATCAACTCATTGTGTTGTTCAACTAAGGTTTCCATCTCTTTGGCTGCTTCTTCTCTTAAATTAACTTTCTTATCCTTGTCTGACATTGAATCTCCTTATTCTATTTTTTCTTTTTAGGCATTTTGCACATCTTACATACTGGGCAAAAATTTCCTAAATATTTATTGCAAAATTTACAAAATCTTTCACAATTAACAACGCCTAATAAAAATCCTAATACTAATCCTATAAAAAATTCTAACATAATAATCTCCTTAAAAAATTAACCAATTAAATCCTAATTTTGAATTATATGATTTAATATCATACATATTCAAATATCTTGCTTCTACAAATACTCCAAACTTGTTTGATAGCTTCCAACCAAATACAAAGCCCGTATCAAAGTCTATGCTATTCTTTGCATTATCATAATTGAAAGAATCATCACTCATTCCCTTGTTAAAAGGGTAGGCAGTAGCCCACAAGTGAAACCAGTTGTTTGGTGTATATTTATAATAATCTGCACCAACACTTAAAGATGCTTCGTGTTGATACCCCAAGTCTTTTGCATACTGTTCATTGTATTCTTCTACAATTTCTCCATAGACTGTTTGATAAAATTCTTCATCAGTTTTTGCAACCAAATTTCCTTCTTCATCAAACCAATACCAATCCCAAAACTCATATCCATATTGTGTCCATTGTTGAGTCCATTCGTCTTTATAGCTATATTCCCAAGCAAGTTCCCAAAACGGAACAAACTCAGAAGTATCAAAACCTCGTTCTTCCCAATATAAATCAATCGGTAAGAAATCTAAATAAGCTGGATGGCTTCTTCCTGCTATCCCAACCGATAAATCAAGATTGCCAAGATTTTTTCTATATCTAAAATCAATCCCTGCAAATTCTAAATCCTCTAATCCACGATAATCATAATTTACTTTTGCAATAAAGTTAGGTGCTAAATAACGCAGCATAACTTCCTGCTCAGTAAATTCTTCTCCAAAAGCTTTGTGGTCTGCATATTCAATTACATACTCCCAACCCTTTGCCATACCGTTTCCTATAGCCACAGATTCGTTGATAGCAGCTTCTTCTCCACTATACCATACCTCAGGCTTATTTTCGTAGTCAAACCTCGCTAATTTGCGTATTCCAAAGGTTAGAGTAGTATGGTCGTCTAATTCCTCTTGTAAGGTTTGAAGTTGTCCACCTGAAACTGAGAATGTTTGTTCTTTAGTTAATGGACTTGTTAAACTATATGCACCATAAATTGTGCTAAACTTTAGAAAGTCTTGTGCATAAAGACTTCCTGATAATAATAATCCTAAAAATAATTTTTTCATTATTGAAATCTCCTCAATATAATATTATCAATTTCTTGTTTTATTTTACGCAAAATTTCTGATTCGTCTAAACGAAAACTTAATCCTGCTTCAAATCTTTGTAATTCTTTTCCATATTCAAAGACAATAATGGTAGGAAC